CTCATTTTAGCTTCAGAAAGTGCTATTGCAATCGCTTGTTTTGGATTTTTTACGATTTTTTTAGATTTCCCGCTATGAAGTTTTCCTTTTTTGAATTCTCTCATAACTTTAGCTACCTTTTTTTGTCCTTTTTGCATTATATGCCTCCTTTATTTTTTAATTCGTGTTGTAAAACAGTTTTTGTTATTGAAGTATCAGCTCTTAAGTTTGCTAATTCTTCATTCTGTTCTAGTTTTTGTTGATCTGTCATTTGATTCATCATTGATTTCATCTTATCAAGATTTAATCTATCTTCAGATTCTTTTTTCTTACGTTCATTTTCCATTGCTCTAAGATCTAATTCTCTTGCTCTTAGTTTTGCGATTGGATCGTTGTCAAATTGAGAAGTAATTTCTTTTTCTTCCTTCATAAACTCTTCCATCATCTCTGCAATCAATACAGCTTTTCTAGATTCAATTCTTTCAGACATCATTCTAGCTTGCATTTGTAATTGTTGTGCCATTTGTGGATTTTGTTGCATCATCATTTGCATTTGTTGTAGTTGTTGTAATTCATTTCTAAATTCAATTTCAACTTGTTCTTGTGCCATCAAAGAAATATGTTCAAAACAATTTTTCTCTAATGCTGCCATTATCACCGGATTATTTCTAGCCATATTAGTTGCCATAAAATTTAAGTGAGCAGTAATGTGTGCTCTATGGTCTTGACCTGGAAATGCTTGGAACGGTTTCCCAGCGAGAGCATCAATGTGTTCTAACGCTGGGTCCTTTGGTTGTGGTGGTTGTGGTCGAATTAAAACTTGATCAATGTCTTTTACACCTAATGCTTCATACATATGTCTATATGCATTGTACATATTGTGTATTCCTGGATTTGATTGTGCCAGTTGCAATTCCGTTTGCGCAAGGGAAATACGCTGTGTCTGAGAAAATATGTTTGGATCAGCAACTGGCAAGATATCTACACGGTCATCAAAGTCAGATTGTTTAATCTGTTTTTGACCACCAACTACATCGTATGGATACTCTGCAGGTAGATAAAGTTTGAAAACTCGTGCTAATAATTTAAATTCTTGTTTTAATGCTGCATAGATTCTTTTATGAATCGCAGACATAGTCCTTGATCCTCTTTCTAGCAGCGCAACTGTCGTGCCCACCGCGGCTTGCTGATTCCCATCCCCAACTTGCAAGTCTGCTATAGAAGCAAATCTTTGACCTGCAGTTACAACGACACCCATAAGCTGTAAGAGAGTTTGACTAGGCTCTTTAAATGGTAACATCATAAATGAATCTCTGATGTTTCCTCCAGGTGCATCTACATCTCTAAATTCACCAGGTTGTATTGCCTGTGCATCGTCTCTAATTCTGATTCCTCGTTGTTTAAATCCTGCTGGGAGATTTGATAAAGTTCCAGCGTCTAATAATTGTCTTAAGGCAGATGTCGCAGTTCTAGATAAACCGCCGATCATATGTATTAAACCAAAACCATAAAAACCAAGTCCTGGTAAAAATTTGAAGTGTACGAAATATTGTATCTTAGCTCTTTTAGGATCATTTATTTCATAGTTTCTTTTTATAGATAAAACTTCTCTTGAGTTTTCTTCTAATGTTACAATGTATGGAAGTTTAATTCCTGTCGGCTCACCATCGGGCCCAACGTCTTCAAAACCTTCCAAATCTAAATTAATGTGACATTCTAAAATATTAAATACGTCTTCATCACGACTTCTTGTCGTTCCTTCAAGTTCTCTTTCCTTCTTCTGGACTTCATCTTCGTTTAATTGTCCTGGTTGAAGTTCTATGTCTCTATAAAAACCTGCAACTTGTTTTTTACGTAATTCATTTTCAGAAATTTTAATACGATGAATAATTGCTTCCGCATCATCTAATGAGGTAGCTGTGTACGGAACAATTAAATCATCAGCCGGTACAAATTTAGAAACAGCTCTTTGTAAGATTTCATCATAGTAAACTTTTTTAAATGATGATCCTGCTAAAGGTAAATAAAATAACATTTGATCAAACTCAGGTTCATATTCTTTCATCTGATCCATCAATTGATAGTTCATAAAGTCTTTGACTCGAGATGCTTGTTGAGTTTTTTCTGGAGTATTTAATCCGAGGATTTGTGTTCTAACTGGTCCATCAGCTGGGAGTAACTCTTTATATGCCAACGCCTGAAACTGAGTAACAGCTTCAGCAAGCACCGGATGAGTGGCACCCGAAGCACCCGAGAATGGTTCCGTCCTGTTTTCATATTTAAATCCTAACAGATCTAAACCTGTTTTGTAAGAACTTTCCCAATCTTTTCTAGAATTTTTATAATCTTGATAATTTTGAAATATATCAGAACCTAATCTACCTAATACATCATCTGGTAAATGTTCAGCTAAATTATCGTAATGATTTTCAGTTCCTTCTACTGAAGCAATTGCAGGATCATAATTAATATCTACTGACCCATCTTCATTTTCTTGAATCTCAACCGGATTACCTTGTTCATCAACTTCTTGTTGTTTTTCTAATTGAGCTTCTTCGATTTCAACATCAGAAGGTACGGTAATGTTTTGTTCTACGTTTGGTAGAACCTTATCTATGTCTGCCATTATTTTTCTCCAGTTTCACGGTTTTAACAGTATTATATTGATAATTCAAGCCTCGCGATTGTGGTCCTCTTTTAGGAGGTGGCCCTGACTTTTTACCGTGTTTATATGGTGTATTAATCTTCATAAGTAAATTTCTTCATATCTTGATGAGAAGAATCTTCAATACCAAATTCAACTTCTTTCATTTTACCTTCTGCATCTGGAAACACTTCTACTTCATCATATTCCAATGCTCCAGTTTCAGGGTCTTTTCTAATCTCCATTTCAAGTTCATTTTTAATTCCAATTTCATCTCCAGCAGAACCATAATTTGTTTTCTTTATTCTTGTAGAATTTGCTGAATCAACAACAGTATATTCTCCTAGATCATATTGAACAAAGCCATCTGGGTTATCTGCTTTACCAAGTATTTTTGATTTACCCATCATTTTAACTTTACCAATTAAATCTAATAAATAATCTGGAACATTATCTGCTGATCTTGATATGACTTCCAACATTTCTGGAGCTTCCTTTGCAATAGGTTTTATAAACTTACCTAAGAAAGGTAATGTTCCAAGAAGTGTAATTCCTTGACCTGTAAATTTTAAAAATCTTCTTCTACCAAAATCTTTTGGCTTACCACCTTTTTCAAGAGAAACTCTACCACCATTTGCAAATGCAACAGAATAAGGTTGACCTGTAACATCAAATACTTTTTGTCTAATCATATTTAAAATTCCTGATCTACCTTCAGCTCTATCTTTATCTTCTTGTTTAATTTTTTCTTCAACAATTTGATATTGATTATTTAAATACATTTTTTCTTCTTCAGTTACTTCTGGTCTACCTCTCATTCCAACAAGACCTTCGTCCATCATTTCAGACTGGGACATATCAAATGATTGTTGTGCATTTATTTTCTTTTGAATCTCTTGTGCATCTTCTGGTAAACGTTGGTATTTTTTAATTGTATTGTAAAGTGGATCTACACCTACAAATCTAAATGCCATTTCTGGAACAGACTTACCTTCTTGAAACGCGACTCCAGCATCATAGATACCGTAGCCAACTCCTAAAGCTCCTAAACTTTTAAAAGCTAACTTACCATAACTTTTACTTGCAACATCTTCTGCCATTCCTGAAATGAATTCTCCAGTTGCTCTTGCACCAGGAAATAATTCTGATTTTAATTCTTTTACACCTAAAGCTTTTTTAGCCATATCAATGTCTTTTGTATAACTTGGTATACCTAAATCATTTGACGCTAATGCAGGAGTAACTTTTTTTGCAGCTTCAATAAATTTTTTAATTGGATCTCCAGCTTGTTTATATCCTAATGCTTTTGTTGGAAAAGTTCCTTCAGGAACATTAGGTCTAATAGTAACACCAAGTTCATCTGCTTTTTCTAATATGGCTTGAACTTTTGGATTACTTGGATCAGGAAATTTTTCAATAAACTTTTCAGCAGATTCTTTAAATCCACCTTTTCTATTATAAGGTCCTAAAATTAAATTTCTATTATATGGAAAGTCTTTCATCTTTCCTGTTTTGTAAATATCTCTTTGATGTTCTATTTCAAATACTCCTCTATTTTTAATATCCGTTAAATTAGGTTTAACTTTTATTATATCTCCATTTTCTGAAACAGTTGTAGACATTTGATCCATCAAAGCTTCATTCTTTAAAATGATATCTGGGTTTTGTTTTATCTTTTGATTTAATTGCTGTTCTATTAAACGTTGTTGAAAATTTAAAAATTTTTCATTAGGAGTCATTTTTACATCTCCCCCTAGTTTTTTAATTCTACCAGATCCTCTTGTTTCAGCTCTTGAAGCTGAATATCTTGCTTTTAATTCTGGATCTATTTTTCTTTTTTCTTTTGCTCTTATTTTTCTATTTCGATTAATGTTTCTTTGATAAGCTTGAGTAAAACCATCTCCCATTTCTTGTTTAACTATTTCTTTTGCTTTTAAAAAATTAGGAATAGGACCTGTTTCTTTAAAATTAATATTTACATCAGTAGGTCTATAATTTGGATCTGCAACCATTTCTCTAATAATGGTTACATAATCTTCTACAGGTAATTGAGATGCAAGAGTTGTACCTCTAGCAAATAATTGTCTCTCGCTTCTAGCTGCTGGCAACTGGGGCCTAGCAGGTCTTGTCAGATACTTATGGATCTGAATGTTTTCTGATTTCGACATTGTTTATAGTCCCATCAAGTAAGCAATTCCACCGCCAGCTTTACGAGCTCTTTGCTCAAATTCTTTTCTTGCTGCATCTGCAGCGTCTTTTGGTGATAAACCTAAATCTAAAAATTTTTCATATAGTTGTTCTAGTAATGCGTCATTACCACCATCGCTAAAACCAATTCTACCGCCATATGCTTTAGCTTCTGGTCTTGTTTCTCTTCCTTTATACAAACCATCATCAATCATATTGCCTTTATCATCAAATGTAGGCAATGGTACTCCTGCTCCACCATATTTAAAGAAGTCAACAGCTTCCATAATTTCTTCATCAGAAGCTTCTGTAATTGTTTTAATTAAATCTAAATCTGCACCTTTATTTAATAAATCAACAATCATCATTTTTTTATTTGCTCCTTGTGCAAAACCAACTCTACCACCTGTTGCTTTTTTGTTTCTATTTATTCTGTCCATTTCTATCTGAAAATCTACATAACCACTATCATTGATTTCTTTTAATCTTTCAATTTCTGAGTTAGTAAGTTTTCTATTTACGTCTTGAGCTTTTTCTTCAAGATCAAGATACTCAAATCTTTTTTCTAATGAATCTAATTCTTCAAGTTCATCTTGTGTGATTAATCTTTTATCTCCAGACGTTTCTGCTTCTTTTAATTTATTTTTTAAGAAAGTTAATCTTGATCTATTAATTTCACCTGGCTCTGGATCTAGTTTACCAGCTTTGTATTGACCGTACCAATAAGCTTCTTCATCTTTTAATTGTTTAAGTCTATCTTCAAGAACTTCTATTGTCTCGTCACCTTGTACATTAAAACCTCTGCTATCTTCAGCATCATTTAATAATTCTGCATAATATTCATAATCAGGAGTTTCACCATCTTCTATAAATTCTCCTTTTTTAGGAAGTTTATTTTTTAATTTTTTACTCATCCTTTTAAATAAATCTCTAGTAATGGCTGACTCAGGTCTAGCAATTTCTTCTGCAGTTTTTAATGTTCCTTCTCCCATCTTTTTATTAACTGTATCTTTTAAAGATTTAATTTTAAAGTAGTTGTCATAAATTTTATCAAATGCAGTTTTTGCAAGTTTGCCTGTACTAAATCCAACACGTCCTCCAATTGCAAATTCTTCTGGTTCTATATTCATAGGTTTTATTTTACCTTCTTCAATATCTTTAGTAATTCTTTCACCTTCTTTAATTGCTGGATCATATTCACCTGCACCTTTTTTCTTTACAGGTAAATCATAAAGTTTCTTTTGTTTTAAAATGTCTTGAATCTCAGTATAAGATTGAGCTGGTAATAATTCATCTGCTACATCATCAATGTCAGCAAGTCTATCTTCACCATAATATCTTCTAAACGTATCTATTGGATCTTCACCAGGATCTTTAATTTTTAATTTACCTGATTTTATATCTTTCATCATAATTTCTCTGGCCGCAGTTCTAACCATACCTTCTCTTTGCATAGAAGGATAACCTTGTCGAGTTCTCATACCTCTCTCAGCTGCTAGCTGCTCGATGCCAGCTGGAGAAACGGGTTGCTTGGTTCCCATTTCAATAATTTCAGCTTGAGGTGGGTTAAGTCTATTATCTATCTTTTGTAAGTTAGAAGTTAAGTTTAATACTTCACTGTCATTCATCTTTGGAATGTCAGGAATTAATTTTTCAATGTCGTCTTTTAATTTTAAGATTTGTTGATCTGAAGCTTGATTAACATTTAATTGTTCATTTAAAAGTTGTTTAGTTTGTTTATTAGGTAATGTAATGACGTTTGTTCTAGTTCCGATTGTTTTTTGAATTGCTTTTGAACCATAAAGTTTATTGATAAGCGATAATAACAATTTCATTTTTAATCCTTAGTAATAAGTCCTCTTTGTTTGAGGGGATGGCTCATCCTTGTAATCTTCTGGATGTTCCAAGAATCCTCCTTGTCTAAAACGCATTACAGCTTGCGTCATACTATCAACTAAGTCGTCGTGATCGCCATAAGGAAATGCTGCACATTCCTCAATAACTTCTTGCGCAAAAGCTTTATCGGTGGGCGCCCATATGCATCCACTTTCAAAAAGAGGTGCGACTGAGTTAACACGTGTATGTTTATCATTTCCTTTTGAAGGTGTAAAGGAAATTACGGGTATCCCCATTTTTCTAAGTTCATACGTCAAAGGTAGGCCAGATGCCTTAGATTCAATAATAACTGTCTCAGGATTCCAATATCTATATTGTTCTAGTGCAATTCTTCTAAGTTCTGGAAATTCATATCTTTCCTTTATTGCATCTAATAATATTAATTGTGGACCACTATCTTCGTTTAAATAAAATACACCCCACGTTGTAATTGCAGAATAGTCTGCAGTTTGTTTTTTCATAAAAGCTGTATCGTAAGATTGTATTACGTGATGTAATGCAGGTGGTTGTTCTTCTTCCCATTTTTTCCACCACTCTCTTTTGATTAATGCTCCTTCTTCTGAAGTTGGATTTTGCATCCACTGTGCATTCCATTTAGGTAATGACAATGAAGCTTTAACTCCTTCTAATTCTTCTAGCTTCCAGAACTCTGGCCAAACAGGTTCACCACTTGGCATAATGGCAGGAAACTCTATGACTTCCCATTGATCAGACTTTGGTTCTTTTTGTGCTTGTAATAATTTACCTGTAAGATCTTTTGTATTCCATCTTGTCATAACCAAGACAATCGTACCACCAGGTTGTAAACGCTGACGTGGACCTGAAGTATACCATTCATAGGCACGTTCTAATGCATCAACATTCAAAGCATCTTGTTCTGAATGTGGATCGTCAATGATTAATAAATCTGCACCTCGACCTGTAATGGCAGATCCAACTCCAGCTGCAAAGTATTCACCACCTTGTTCTGTTTCCCATTTACCAGCAGCTTGAGAATCTTCTCTTAAACGAGTTTCAAATATTTCTTTATACTCAGACATATCCATAAGAGTCTTAGCCTTACGACCAAATCTTACAGCAAGTTCTGTGGTGTGGGTTGATTGTATGATTTTTAATTTTGGATTTCTACCAATCATCCAAGCAGGTAAAAGATAAGAACTAAATTCAGACTTGGTATGTCTTGGTGGCATATTGATAATGACACGCTTTAATTCACCGTTTGCAATACGATTAAATTTTTCTGCAATTTTTTTATGATGAGCTCCTTCAACAAACTCAGGCCAAACGTGTTTGACAAAAGACATAAAGTCATTTTTTATTTTGTCTCTCTTTTTTAAATCGTCATACTTAACAAGAGTTTGCATAAACTCTTTTCTGACATCCGGCGGTAATCTTTTTATTTTTTCTAAATCTATTTCCATTTGAAAAATTTTTTTGCAAAATTTTTTAGGATTAATTTTGGAACCTTAAAAGTATTTACAGGCTATAAAAGTATAAATCAAGGCATAAAGTGTAAACTCTGGGACCCCTTTTTTTATTTTAGTAATTGCTGTTGTGTGTGCGTTTGGATTTGGGAGGCGGCGTGGTACCTCTATCGGTACCACGCCACTAGCGACTAGAAGCCTACTACTTGTTGTTCATCGTTTAACTCTGACAAGTCAACCGCTTGCCACTTGTTGTCTCTTAATACTCTAGTTATTTCATTTGAATAGATAGAACCTATCTCATCAAACCCACCAATCTCAGATCCTTTCACATCTACTAGAATGGTAGTTCTTAGTCCTCTACCTTG